GCGCCTTCGGGGCTCCTCCACGAAATCAGTAAGCGTTGACTTATTGGATTCTGCCTTATAGGTTCAGATGAGCAGATAGCTATTTGAGGATTTCGACAAGATGGCGAAGTGGGCAGACAAAGAGAAGCCGAAGGTTGCGGGTTACACGCCCCTGTCGGCTGAGCAGGTTGTGCTGATGAATCAGAACAAGCTGCTGGAAGAGCTGGTGATGCGGCAGATCGACCGGCATGAGCTGTTTGAGGCTGTCGATAAGCGCTCGGTCGCTGTGGCACGCACTGCGTTGCAGGATGCGTTCATGTGGCTGAATCGCTCGGTGGCGAAGCCGCAGCGTATCGAGCCGACGACCGAGACTGTCGAGAAGTTCGAGGATGATGCCGGCAACCTGATCGATATGCTGATGAGGAGCTGATGGCATATCTGTTTCCACGCCTGACGTTCTACGTCGATGAGCTGCCGAAGGGTGTCGCCGGGCGTGCAAACGGCCCGATCATTCGGATCCTGAAGTCGAACCGCGAGGATCATCGGCTCTGGATGCACGAATATGAGCATGTCCGGCAGTTCTGGAAGCTGTTTTGGCTGTTCGGGCTCGGGCATCTGGTGCTTTACAAGCTCTGCCGGCCGTATCGCTATTGGGCCGAAGCACGAGCCTATGCGGTTCAGACCAAAGAGGACAAATCTGATCTGCTGCGCATGGCGATGCGTTTGGCGTCGCCCGGTGACGATCATTACAATCTGAACACCACGATCCTCGACGCCGGCGAGCGGATCGAGGCTTTCATCGACAGGAAAGGGTTCGAGCCGTGACCACAATCGTCTTTCGGGATGGTTATATGACTGCCGACAGTCGAGGCTATTCGGGCGGGAAGACGCATCTGGGGCAGAAGTCGAAGCTCTATCCGGTCATCGCGGGTGGATGCGTTGGCGTTTCATCGACCCAGCCTGGTTTTGGTGAGCGTTTTGCAGCCTGGATGAACGATGGCGCCCAGGAAGACAAGTTCCCCAAGGCGCCAGAAGGCGTCAGTCTGACGGCGCTATTCGTGAACGGCCGCGGCGAAGTGTTCGTGTTTGAGAACTCGCCGTTTCCGACGGGACCACTGAAAGGTGATTATTTCGCGATCGGAACCGGTGCGGAATATGCCTTTGGCGCGATGGCGATGGGTGCAGATGCCGCACAGGCGATTGCAGTGGCGAAGATCTTCGATGTCTGGAGCGCCGGCGACATCATGATCATGGATCTGAGAACGCCCCAGCAGCGGGCAATCGGTTCGGCTGTTGAGGAAGCAATGGAAGTAGCAGAAAGCTAAGTAGCTAGAGAGCTACTTAGCTTTGGTCTTCTGTTCGCGCTCCCAAGCCGCGAAGCTTTCTAGCAGCAATTCCTTCATATTCATGCCGTAAGCAGTCGCGGTCATCTTGAATCTGGTGTGCCAGTCCCGCGGCATGTTGAACGTCATCGGCGCAATATCCTCTGCGCGCATGTTCGAAGCGGGCAGGGGAGCGTCGATATTGGGCAGAAATTGCCGCGGTGGTGGCGGAACAGCAGCGCGGGTTGTCTTCTCGGCACTCATGTAGCCTCTCCCAGTTCTGAAACACGGTTGACGATCTCTGCCGCAAGCAGGTCGGCACGCTCTTCGAGACTGCCGACAGACACACCGACCTCGGAAAGCGCCCGGCCGTGGTTCTGTGCGCGTTGATAGCTGGTTCTTGCTGCGAGATCCTGATGTGCGACGCGATAGGATTTGAGGTAATTGCGCGCCTCGGTGACGGCGATGGTGCTGTCGGTGGTCTTGTTCAGCACGAAAAGGATGCGTTCGGCCGAAACACCCTTGCTGGCAAGCTCGTGAGCAAAGGCGAGCTGCGGCTCCAGGTCATCCAGAGAGAGCCCGGTTGGTAGAATGATGAGATTTGCGAGTCTGGCGATGTCGAGACTGGACTGGTCCGAGTCCGGACGACCATCGGCGATGACGAGATCGAAGGGTTCGCGCTTCAGCCGGGTAGGGGTGTTGTAGGGCTCCGCGATGATGCGGGGTTCGATTCCACTGTCACTTCGAAGCTTTGCCCACTTTGCGGACGTAAGCTGAGTGGTGTTGAAGTCGCAGATTTTGACCGACCAGCCGGAAACTGCATAGGTTCGAGCGATCAGACGAGCGAGGGTGGACTTTCCTACGCCACCTTTCTGCGACAGGCAGGCGATGATCAGAGCCATTGATTCCCTCATGTAGCCGTAGCTGGGTTATAGCTACTTGGCTACATAAGGAAAGCATGAAATCACACAGGCTCGAAGCTGGGCAGGTCAAAGATCTCTTCGAAGTCGTCCTTCGTTGCGGCAATGACTTTCCAGGTGAAAACCTCACGATTGAGCCCGATGTCGGAGTAAACAGTAAGATCCGGACTTCCCAATGGGATACGGTTCGCCCGACAAATCGCCTCAAGCATGCCACTGCCGCGAGCATCTTCAAGAGCGAACCGATCGATGGCAAAGTTGCGTTCCTTGATCGCCATACGAATGGTTTGAACGTCAAAGTTCTCTGGGTTCATGACGGAAATGGAAACGTCCCTGGATCCATCAATGACGCGAACATAGAGATCGCCGACGTATTTGTTTCCGAGCCAGACTTGCATCAGCGCAGATCCTCAATCATCGCAATGATGCGATGGGTAAGGGCGCGTCGTGCTGTCTTGAGATCAGGGCAGGCGGAGAGAAAATCGTTGACGATGGTGGTTTGAACCGGTGCGCGGTTGAAGCGGTCAAACTCGTAAGGGGAGGGCGGTGCCGCGGGGTTGACCACCTCAATGATCAAGGCGCCTTCGCGCTTCCAATAGAAGCCCTGTTCGCGCCGCACCGAGCCCATCACATAGCGCTTGTTCGGATTGAGCGTGGCATGGGTCATCATCGGAATGATATCGCCACCGAACTTTTCCTCGAAGGCGTTGCCGATCTCGCCGAGGATCTCGCGCACAGTCCATGTCCGGCCGTTCAGCTCGACCTTCTCTAGCTTGCCTTCCTGGGTGAAGACCTGGTGTTCAGTCAGACCCATGTATTTCATGGCGATCTGACGCAGCGGCAGCCCATCATCAGCGATTTCGTAGCCGTATTCGTCGCGCAGAATCTCCGCCGCGGTGGTTTTGCCTGAGCCGGGATTGCCGCACAGAGCGATCAGACGAGGAAGCATTGGATTTCCCTTCATATGTAAGTGATGACTTACTTATAGCGGGAAAGAGCGATCCAGCAAGATAGCTATGAAGCTATTTAGCTAGGCGAGGTCGAACATATCCCAGTCGAACTCCTGATCCGCGCGCAAAACACCTTCGGCAAAGCCTGGCGTTTTGCGAATGATCGCCTCGCGCTGTGCGGCGTGATCCTTCAGATAGGTATTCACGTTGCAGGAATAGTCAGCGATGAAGGTGATGTTGCGGGTCTTCTTCTTCGCACGCAGACCGCGACCAATGCGCTGACGCAAAGAGACCTGAGCCTTCATCCCACCTGCAAGCTGAACGAGTGCGATCGCCGGCACATCGACACCGACGTCAAGAATGGTGGTTCCGATGACGCCATCCAGCTCACCGGAAATCAGCTTGTCCAGAGCCCGCCGACGCTCGACCATATCATCTTCACCCTTGAGGAAGACAAAGCGCAGGCCGGCTGCCTTGAATCGCTTCAAGAGTTCGTCGCCGTGCTTCTTGCGCGAGATCAGGGTCAGCACCGGCAGTTTCTTTGCGGCAGCCGCTGCGGCATCTTTGACGATGGCGAGCATCATGTTCTCATTGGAGACGTAGCCTAATTCATAGGCACGCTCGAATGGCGAGGATTTGCGCAGTAGGGCAGGGGGCTCGACATCGCGAAACTTGAAATATGGCTGTGCGAGGATACCCCGGTCGATCAGAAGCTTCTCGGGAATGTCGATCAGAACGGGACCGAAGGCAGCCATTAGTCGCATGTTGTCGGCCGCGGAGTCGCGCATGAACGGCGTGGCAGTAAGCGCCACACGGATCGAGGCATTCTTGCAGTGCTTGAGGATCTCATAATAGGAGCTGCCGCCAGCTTCATGCGCTTCTTCGCCGATCACCACTTCGATCATCGAAAGAAAGCGCAGGATCAGCTCACGGCGCTTCGCCTTATGCTCATAGCTCGCCTGGGCAAGCTTCACCACCTCTTCGCGGGACAAGGAACTGTCCTTGTTCTTCGAGGTATGAATCGACTTCACGACGGCGCGAATTTCTCCATCAAGCGAGGGCTCCTCGATCGCCTGCACGAGGGTTTGCACCATGCCGAGATTGACACCTCTGGAAATCTGCATCTCGCCATCACCAATGACGCCGGTTTCCATCTTCAGCGCGTCCAGTTGGTCCTTCATCTGATAGAGCAGGATACCGCGGGTGGTGATGAACAGCGTCATGCGGTTGAATCGCTTCATGATCAGCTTGGCGATCTTGCTCTTCCCACCACCGGTAGCGACACGAATGATGCCGGCGCCATGTTTCTCGACCTGCTGCATGGCACGGATCTGATAGTCATAGCGCGGATCGTCGTTGCCGAACTCGTCAACGATGGGGTTTGCATCGCCAAGAGGCGTAGCGTGCGGCTTTGCGATCATCTGGACGATATGACCGACGCGGGAAAGCTCCTCCTGCACCAGATATGCAAATCCGGCCGGAAAGCTGTTGTTGGTCACGTCCAAAAACGATGACTTGCCGGAAAACAGACCACCTTCGACGTTGTAGGAAAGAAGGGCGTTCGTGAGCGACACAACCTCCCTTGTCGGGTTGATCAGTTTTGCCACGACCGAATTTCGTGCGATCTGAACGAATGCCATCTTGTTTCCTTTGGTCTTGCGCGTTGGTTATATCTTCGCCTATAACGTAAGTAACCACTTACTCAAAGGCCGAAAATATGCAGGAAGTCGAGTATCTCACAGTTCCGATTGATGACCTTCGCAAGAACAGCTTCAATTCGAACAAGGTCAGCGCCCTGAACGAGGAAAAGATTCGAACCTCGATCGAGCGAAACGGGTTGTTCAAGCCGATCATCGTTCGGACCATTCCAGGCGAGAAGGGCTACGAGATCATCGGTGGCGAACATCGCTGGGAACAGGCGATGGAGCTGGGCTACGAGACCGTTCCCATCGCAAATCTGGGTCCGATCTCCGACGTGAAGGCAAAAGAGATCAGCGTCATCGACAATGCCCGATACGGCGCCGACGACACGCTGATGTTTGCGGACATCCTGAAGGATATCGGCACGATTGATGACATCTCGCATTTTCTTCCCTACGGCGACGCCGACCTGTCTGCGATCTTCGCTGCATCGAATATATCGCTGGATGAGTTGGAAACTGACACCGAAGACCTGGAAATCGACGTCGAGCCAGCGGAAAAGACGAAAAAACCCGAAAAAACTCACACGATCATGCGTTTCAAGGTGCCGCTTGGCGATGCCGAGCGCGTGACGGCGCTGATCATCCAGACTCAGAAGACGCACGGATACACCACCTCCGACGAGCTGACCAACGCCGGCGACGCGCTTGTTCATCTCCTGAGCGACCACATCCGCGCGCCGAGCACCCCGAGCAATGATCTCGAAGAATTCTCCAACATGCTCGACGCCATCGCGTCGGAAAAGGATGAGGCGAAATGACCAACCACGTCATTGAAATCTGGGATATCAACAAGGTCATCCCCTACGGCGCAAATGCCAAGAAGCACCCGAAAGAACAGGTGCTGAAGCTGGCGAATTCGATCACGAAGTTCGGTTGGACCCAGCCGATCGTGGTCTGGAAGAACGGTGAGATCATCGCGGGCCACGGCCGGCGCCTCGCTGCGCTTCATCTTGGTTTGCAGAAGGTTCCGGTCATCGTTCGATCCGACCTGAACAAGTATGAAGCGGATGCGCTGCGGCTTGCCGACAACCGCGTCACCTCCACCGAATACGACCAGACCGCGATCCAGGAAGAGCTTCGGCGCCTGTCAGAAGAACTGGAAGGCACGAACCTGGAGCTTTCGGATCTTGGTTTCGACGACAAGGAGATCGATTTCTCGCTCGCCGATCTGGGTGAGATCAACGAGAACTTCTTCGTTGACGACATCTCCGAGGCTGTCGAAGAGCAGAAGACCGCGAATGTCGGCAAGCTGAAGGATACCGATGACGCCGCGGCGCCGGTGACGGATGCGTTTGGTTTCAAGCGCGTGACCATCGCCCAGTCCCGCACCATTCGCAATCTGATGCCGGAGCTGGAGAGGCGCACAGGCAAACAGGGCGTCGAGGCGTTGATCGAAGCAATGCAGGTCGCCGCAAATGGATGAACCGGCACCATCAGCAGAGATTATCCACATCAAGTCGAGAAAGCCGCTTGAGCAGCACCTGATCGATGAAGATGAGCGTATCAATGCGGATATTGCCGTCGAGGATGAGATGGCGATCGCTGATCGCGACCGCTGCGCCGATCTGCTCGATTCAGCCCGCAGTCTTGTCGAGAGCGGGCGACTTACGGGTCTGATTGTGATCGGCCTTGATCCGATGACCGACCATTTCTTCAACGAAATTCGCATGGATGGGCCGGCAATCGAGCGACAAACCATGTTCGCCTACATCGGCATTCTCGACACGATCAAGATGGAGCTGATGGAAGCAGCGATGATGGCGCCGGTGATGAACACAGATGGCGCCATCGTCGATCCCTTCGCAGAGATGCCTGTCTTTGATGAAGATGACGGAGACTTCGAATGACCATCTACACCATCAGCCGCTCGTTCAAGTCCTCGGTGAAACGCACACCGCGCGTGCTGGAGATCGCTGAAGGCTTCGGTCTTGGGCTCTCTGACAAGGAATTCGTGGTTTACGACAACCTTTCCATCGAAATCCGCAAGGGCGATATCGTCTATATCACCGGTCAGTCGGGTTCTGGCAAGTCGCTGCTGTTGCGCGATCTGACCGAGAAAATGCGCGCAGAGGGTCTGAAGGTCGCCGATCTGAACGAGATCGAGCTGAAGGATGAGCCGGTCATTGAGCTGGTCGGCAAAACGATCGGTGATGCGACTGATCTCCTGGCAAAAGCCGGCATTTCGGACGCCTGGATCTACACCCGCACGCCGAAACAGCTCTCGGACGGGCAGCGTTATCGTCTGAAACTGGCAATTCTGATGGATCAGGACGCCGATGTCTGGATCGCCGACGAATTTGGCGCCGTCCTGGATCGCGTCACGGCACGAATCGTCGCCTTCAGCATGGCGAAGGTCGCGCGACGCATGGGCAAGACCATGATGGTCGCAACCACCCACTCGGACATGATCGACGAGCTGGGTCCGGATCTGATGATCACCAAGAAATTCCGCGAGAAAGTCGAGATCGCGCACAAGGTGGAGACCTGAGATGAAGAATATCCTGCTTGGACTGATGTTCGCCCTGTATTCCTGCGCACCCGCACCTGTTGTAGCGCAGAATGCAAGCTGCGCACCGATCGGTGAAAACGAAAGCGCAATGCGCCTTGAGGGTTACACCCCGTTTTCGACCGCCCTCGTCGGCGATCCGCTGGTGACTTTGGTTGTCTGGGTGAACCCCGAAGGCAAATGGGTCGCCCTCTATGTTGACAGCACCCAAAGCTGCGTCGTCGCCAGCGGCAGCAACTGGAAGCTGACAGGAGATCCGGTGTGAGGAATGCCGAGACGAATATCGCGAGAACACCGGGATCATCGTGAAATGAGCAGCAGATACCCTCTGGGGCTTCATGAGCGCGTCAGGGAACGCTATCCTCATGTTTTCTGATACTGAGACGCATGTCGAACGTATCGACGCTCCCAGAGCGTCTTTTGCGCTTGCGCGTGAGATGGTTGTTGAACGTGGCGCCAAGTCCGACTGGGATCTTCTGCACGACCTCCATTACAAGGCCGAGAAGCTGCCGATCGGACCGCGGTTCTGGAAACTGACCCTGCATGGCGACACGATTGGTGTTCTGGTGACGGGCACGCCGAAGGGCATGCTTAGGGAGCGTCACATCGTCTTCCCAAATCTGAAGCCCGGTGCGAACGAGACGCCGCTGACCAATACCAACCGCTACCACTACATCAACGCCAATTTCCGGGTGATCTCGCGCTTCGTCATCGACACGATGTATCGCGGCATCGGCGCCGGCTACAGGATGATGAACCTGGTTTCGCGCATGGAAGGCAACACCTTCATGGAGATCCAATCCTCCATGTCGAAGTTCAACGCCTTCGGTCAGAAGGCAGGCTTTAAGTTCGTCACGCCGATGAACGCCAACAAGTATGATCAGGTGATGAAGTTCTTTCGGAGCCACTTCGAGTCGAGCCCGCAGGATTTCGAAGCCATCATCAATGAAATTGCCAGCAAGTCGCCGGAAGAGCAGCAGCGGATCTTCGAGCTGTCTCGGGATTTCTACTTCCGGAACTCCGCCCTGGAGAACACGTCGAATGGCGGCGCCGCAATGGAGAAGCGCGCGGCCGCGATGAGTGTGCGGGATGTCATCAAGGGCATTCAGCAGATCGGTCTCGCGTCGCCGATGTATGGAATCTGGAAGTGTCCGGATCCGAAAGGATCTGTGCCGGAGAGACTTCCTCTCCTTGCATTCGACAATCAAAAGCCGAACGAGAGACTGAAGCAATGAAGATCAGGCGCACAAAACACCAGATCGAAGTCATGGGAATCATACTTCGAGAAGCCGGAAACGGAGTTCTTCTCGGACCGGCAGAGATTTACCGACTGGTTTCTTACAAGGATGAAGTCACTTACGGCGCAATCCGCAAGACTATCGAGATCCTTGAGAAGCAAGGCATGGTGAAACGCTGCCGGAACACTCCAAATTCCATGAAGGTTGAGGTCACTCCTACGCTTCTTGGTTATGATTGGTTTCGTCCGAAATACTGATTTCCCGGTCCGTTTGCTCAATATATGTTTATGTGTTAAGTAAGTAGTTAATATATACTTGGGCAGACGGACCGGGACGCTCAAATTCGCCGCAGGAGAAGAAGGTGAGTGAAGAAGAAAAGAAGGCCGTAGCGGCTGTTCCGAAATCATCCGAACGCATTCCTGATGCGGACTATAAAGCCATGGTCGAGCTGTATGAGCGCGGCGAAGCAAGTATTGCCGAGCTTTCGTCCAGGTTCGGCGTTTCGCGTCAGGGGATCTACTACCGGTTCAACAAGGACAAGATCGTCAAGGGCTCGAAGTCGAGCATTGTCGAGGTCGAGAAGGCTGTGGAGCGCTTCATCGATCGCCGCGGCGATTTCATTGAAGAGACCAAGATGCAGGGTTTCAAGACCCTGCAACAAATCAACCTTCTGGCTCGGAAGATCTACACCGACGAGTTCAAGAAGTCCTCCTCGCTGAAGAACGCAGAGGATGACATCCGGACGCTTGGTCGCCTGAACAAGATCATTGGCGAAAACATCATGTATTCGCTGAAGATTCTGGATGCGGACCAGCACATCGAAGAACGCGATCTGCCGGTTCTGACCATCGAAGACCTGACCGATCAGGAGGTTCTCGATCACCACAAATCGACCGGCGCCATGGATGAGGATGCAACGCTTGACGACATGCTGAACGAATCCTTCGAAGAGGATGATTGATGTCTTCCGAAGCAGTAAGTTCGAAGCGGATCATCAAGTCTCTCAAGGTTCATAGCGGTCAGAAGATCGTTATGACCGATCCGCATCGTTTTCGCGTAATCGTTGCGGGACGACGCTGGGGCAAGACTCAGGTCTCGAAGATTTCCAGCATTTTCGCCGCGGCGAAAAAGCCTGGTCAGCTTGTCTGGTATGTCGCGCCGACCTATCAGCAGGCTCGCGACATCATGTGGGACGATCTCAAGGCTTCGATTCCTTCAGAGTGGATCCTGAAGATTAACGAGACCCGGATGGTGATCTATCTCATCAACGGATCTCGCATCCATCTTAAGGGCGCCGACAAGCCTGACAGCCTTCGGGGTGTCGGTCTGAACTTCGTCGTCATTGATGAGGCTCAGGACATCAAGGAAGAAACCTGGGAGATGGTTCTTCAGCCGACGCTCGCGACCACCAACGGTCGCGCGATCTTCATCGGCACGCCGAAATCCTACAACTGGCTCTACCATCGTTACATGCTGGGCCAGCGCGGCGACATGATCAAGGATGTTCGCGGACGCATGGTCAAGAACGAGTGGAAGAGCTGGCAGTTCCCCACCATCACCTCGCCGTTCATTCCGCGGAAGGAAATTGCCGCACGCCGTCGTGATATGGATCCGCGTTCGTTCCGCCAGGAATTCGAGGCATCCTTCGAAACGATGTCCGGCCGGGTCTATTACCCCTTCGATCGGAAGCTTCACAAGGGCGACTATGCGTTCAACCCGAAGCTGCCGATCTACGTCGGTATGGACTTCAACATTGACCCGATGTCGGCCGCTATCATCCAGGAGCAGCCAAACGGCGAAATCTGGGTTGTTGATGAGATCGTGATGTTCGGCTCGAACGTGCAGGAGATGGCTGATGAGCTGTCCCGGCGCTACTACCGCTACATGAACCAGATCGAGATCTATCCTGACCCTGCCGGCAACAACCGCAACCACGACCGCGGCGAGTCCTCGCTCGACATCCTGCGCGAGGCTGGGTTCAAGAACATCCTCTTCAAGCGCAAGCATCCGATGGTGCAGGATCGCATCAACGCGGTGAACCGTCTGTTCAAAACGGCCGACGGTTCGTCTTTGCTGCGCATCAACAACTCCTGCCGGCACTTCATCGATGGCGCCGAACAGACGACCTACAAAGAGGGCACAAACGAGGTCGATAAGACCAAGGGCAAGGAACACATCATGGACGCCTTTGGCTACTATGCCGACTTCCGTCATCCGATGCGCAAGGCTGTCATTCTCGGCGTCAGCATTTGAGCTTGCATTTTAGTCAGCGCTTACTTATTGTTGGCGCAAAGGATCTTCCATGACCGAAACGACCGCATCAGCTCCCATTATCGTAAGCCGCGAGTTCTTCGAACGGCGTCATCCTGCTTATGCGGAACTCCTGGATCAGTGGATGTTCTTCTATTCCTGCTATCGCGGCGGTCGTTCGTGGTTCGATGACAACGTTTTTCGCTACTACAAAGAGGGCGACAGGGAGTTCAAGGACAGGATCAAGCGCGCCTATCGATTCAACCATTCGCGCGAAGTGGTTGATCTTGTGCAGAAATATCTGTTCAAGGCGAAGATCGCTCGCAACACCGACACCGCGCCGGATATGCTGAAGCAGTTCTGGAACTCGGCAACGCGCTCGGGTCTCAGCATTGATCAGTTGATGCGCAACGCCTCGACCAGTGCGTCGATTGGCGGTCGCATCGCTGTGGTTGTTGACAACAACAAGCCCAACGTCGTCGATGCCGAGGCGAGCCTGTCCGAAAAGCAGGTCGAGGAATCGAACGCCAAGATCTATGCCTATACCGTCATGCCCTGGGATGTCCTTGACTATGCCTGGGATGAGGATGGTGATGGCGAGCTTCTGTGGATCAAGCTGCGCGAATATGTGCGCGACGATTCCGACCCGCACAACTCTTCCGGTCTGACAGAGACCCGCGTGCGTCTGTGGACGCGAACCGAATGGTATCTGTATCAAGAGCAGGATGTCGAGACCACCCAGCGGGGCACTCGCAAGAATTCGGTCGAAAAGACGGTCGTCGAAAAGAAGATCGTCCAGATTGGCTCTGGGCGGCACAATCTCGGTTTCGTGCCTGTTAAGCTGTTCGATCACATCCTGACCGGTGAGGCTTATCGCTCCACCGGTCTGATCGATGACATCGCATATCTTGATCGTGCGGTTGCGAACTATCTGTCGAACCTGGATGCGATCATTCAGGATCAGACCTTCAGCCAGCTCGCCATTCCTGCGCAGTCTTTGCCGCAGGGCAGTGATATGTTCGACAGGATCGTGGAGATGGGCACCAAGCGCGTGTTCACCTACGATGGTGGCGCCGGCAGCACGTCTGAGCCGAAGTTCATCTCGCCCGATCCCAAGCAGGCGGGCGTGATTGTCTCGGTCATCGAAAAGATCATCAATGAGATCTACCACACGATCGGTCTCGCAGGTGAACGCACCAAGCAAGACAATGCCGTCGGCATCGACAATTCGTCGGGCGTGGCAAAGGCTTACGATTTCGAGCGCGTGAATTCCTTGCTGCTCGCAAAGGCACAGTCCTGCGAGCACCTGGAAAACTGGATCTGCAACACCGTCATCGCATGGGCCGGCGTAACCGCTTCGAAAGAGAAACTCGTCACCTATCCGACGACATTCGATATCGCCCGTCTGGGTGATGAACTGGCAACCGCTGAAGCCCTTGGCAAAGTGGAAGCACCGATTGAGCTTCGCCGCGAGCAAATGAACGCGATCGTGGACAAGCTCTTCCCGCAGATCTCGGTCGAACTTCGTTCGGCGCTGCGCGCGGCGATCCAGAAATGGGAAACCACGGTCGAGAAAACCCTCAAAGAGCCCGTCGTCAAACCCGGCGACACCTCACAGACTTCCGTTCAAGGCAGCCGCCAAGGCGAAGTCACCAAGAATACCTAAGGACGCAGCCAGTAGGGTAGGGCGTCCTGCAACCGAACCTGGATCGAGATACTGATCCGCGCGATTTTCGCAACCAGACCGCCCGAGAAAATGGGCAAAGGAGAAGACCATGAAGAAATACCTGATGGGCACCACCCGTATGTTCGAAGCTGCGAACGAGGGTAAACCCGGTGGTGATGACGCCGCTGCAAAGGCTGCCGCTGAAGCCGCGAAAGCCGCTGCTGATGCAAAAGCTGCTGAAGATACGGCGAAAGACGAAGCCGCTGCTGCCGCTGCTGCTGCCGCCGCGAAGCCTGGCGATCTTGATGCCAAGAAGCTCGCTGAAGAAAAGGCCGAACTGCTGCGCGAGGTGATGGACAAGAAGTCCAAGCTCTCCGCGACCGCGAAGGATCTTGCTGACGCCAAGAAGGCTCTGGAAGCCTATGGCGGCATCGATCCGGCGAAGGTTCAGGCGCTGATCAAGGCTGAGCAGGATGCCGAAAAAGCCTCGCTGGAAGCGAAGGGCGATTTCGAGCGCGTCAAGGCGATGATGGCGGAAGAACACGCCAAGGAGCGAAAAATCCTCGAAGATCAGCTCGCCGCTGAGCGCGCCGAGCGTCAGAAGGATCGCAGCCTGATCGATGAGCTGACCATCGGCAATGCCTTCGGCAATTCGACCTACATCAAAGAAGACCTGATCCTGTCGCCCGAAAAGGCGCGCACGATCTATGGCGGTCATTTCGAGATGAAAGACGGTCGTGTCGTTGCATACGACAAGCCCGCATCTGCGGCCAATCGCACGATGCTGGTGAATTCGGCCGGCGATCCGCTCGCATTCAATGAGGCGCTGGAGCGCATCATCGAAGCTGATCCGGACAAAAAGACGATGCTGAAGTCGAAAATGAAGCCGGGTTCGAGTTCCAATTCCGCCCAGCCCACTGATCAACAGCAAAAAGCGAAAGCTGAAGATGGGCTTTTCGGTCGCTCGCGGATTGCTGCTTCGCTGAAAAATCTCTGATCGAAGTATTCGATAGGCAAAAATATCACCATGAGTGGTATTTTTGCCCTTGAATATGTGGTGCCTGATCTGGTATGTAAGTAAGTGTCAACTTACTTTCGTGCCCGATCGGGCATTGTCAAATTCGAGGAGTCGAAAAATGCCCTTGCTTGTTGCTGAAGCCGCCAAACTTGCGATTGAAGATCGCCAGCGTGGCATTATCGAAGAAATCATCGACAAGGATGAGATGTTCGCCCTTCTGCCGTTTGTGCGGTCGAACGACGAAACCTATTCCTATGTCCGCGAACTGACCAACGCGCAGGGCGGCTGGCTCGATGCCTACGAAGACATCGAGGAAAGCGCCTCGACCTTCCAGCCCGTGACCACGAAGCTGAAGCGCATCGCCGGCCAGGTCGATATCGACAACTTCATGATCGAGGTTCAATCGAACCTGAACGATCAGGTGTCCATCCAGCTCGCTCTGAAGGCGAAGGGCATGGGCAAGCAGTTCCGTCAAGAAGTCGCCAACGGCGATACCGCTGTGAACGCCAAGGGCTTCGATGGCCTGCGCAAGCTGACCGTTGCCGGCCAGACCTTCTACGCCGGTGCGAACGGCGGCGCTGTGTCGTTTGCTGCTCTGGACGAACTGCTGGATGCCGTGAAGAACGGCGCCGACTGTCTGATGATGCGTCAGGGCACCTGGCGTGCGATCCGCGCTCTGAACCGTGCCATGGGCGGCAACACTGCCGAAACCATGATGATCAACAACTTCGGCGTGCCGGTGAAGCAGTATGATGGCGTTCCGGTCATCATCAACGACTTCCTGCCGGTTGACGAAGTGCGCGGCTCGGCGAACGCCTGCACCTCGATCTACGCGATGCGTCTGAACGAAGTCGATGGCCTGCACGGGATCTTCGGTGGCGAAGCTGCTGGCTTCCGCATGGAGAAGATCGGCACGCTGCAAGGCAAGGACGCGACCCGCTGGCGGATGAAGTGGTATGCCGGCCTGGCGCTGAAATCGACCAACGCGACCGCGCGTCTGGCCGGGATCACCAACATCTAAGTTGTCAGTCACCACTGACTTAGAT